TCACAAGCACTAAAGGGTGGATTTGAGCATGGAACAATTATGGCTCTTATTGCTAATAAGGTTAATCCAGATGTTGATCTTATCTTTATCAGAATTGCTGGTATGACAAAGCGTGGAACAATGGATACATATAGTATTACTGAAGTGGAAAAGGCTCTTACATGGGTAGTCAACAACAAGCAAAAGTATAATATTGTTTCAGTTTCTGCTTCACAAGGAAACCATAATGTAAGAACTGGACTAAATTATTGCCCAATTAGAGCAACTCATTCACAACTTATTGGAAACATTGATAAGTTATCTGCCGTTGGAGTTGCAACCATGTTTGCTGCTGGAAACCAAAGAGACTATTCAAGAATTAACTTTCCAGCATGTATTACACAGGCTGTAGCAGTAGGTGGAGCAACAGAAGATAATGCAATGGCTCCATACTCAAATGCTGCACCAGAGGTAGACTTTTACGCTCTTGGAGCATTTGACACACAGGTTGGTAGGTCAGTTGGAACATCTGCAGCAACTGCAGCATTTTCTGCACACTGGGCTAAAAATTACAAGGGTACATATCAATCAACTTATGATTACTTTGTATCAGTATCTAAGTCAGCAGTAGGAAGATCAACTACAACTAATAGGCTTGTAAGTCTTTTAGGTTAATTGGTTTTGGTCTGTAACTCAGTTGGTAGAGTGCCGAACTGTTAATTCGGAAGTCGCAGGATCGTAGCCTGCCAGACCAGCAAAAGCGAGTGTTGCATAATGGTAGTGCTTCTGCCTTCCAAGCAGATGGTGCCAGTTCAATTCTGGTCACTCGCTCTCAGGGCCCTATCTTCTAGTGGTTAGGATACCAGGCTTTCATCTTGGTGAGCAGAGTTCAATTCTCTGTAGGGCTACAAAAGTTTGATATAATATATAGGTACCTGCCGATTGGGGGTACATTAACTTATTCGCTTGAAAGGGGAATAAAATGGTAGTAACACATGCAATGGATCTATTCAATGATCCTTTTTTTATTGGCTTTAACAGAGAGTTAAGCCGTTTGAACACAGCACATAAATCAAATTCACAATCATATCCTCCGTATGATCTTCTTAAACTAGATGAAGATACATATAGGTTATCTATAGCGGTGGCTGGATTTTCTAAGGAAAATATTAATGTATCAGTAGACAATGGAACATTAATTATTAAAGGTGAGATTGTAGAAGTAACAGATGCTGAAGTTGTTCACAAGGGGATTGCTGGTCGTAAATTTGTACGATCATTTGCTCTTGGAGAATATATGGAAGTAACTGGTGCAGAAATGAAGGATGGTATGCTACATATTAATGTAGACCGTATTATCCCTGAAGATAAAAAGCCAAAGACTATTGAAATCAAACTTGCTAAAAAGTAGTATATAGGCTATAATAGTATTAGAGGTATTCATTATCAACGGCCTTGTGCCAATGTTGTTTATAAATCTCTAGATTCCTGAGCATGAATATAAACTGCTTACTAAAAAGGAGTCAAACATGTTAATAAGAGAAGATGCAATATCAGAAGGCCTTTGCGATGAAATTCGTTCTTGGGCATTGAGCAAGGTTTTTGGACGTGATCAGAAAGATCCAGTAGTTTTTTGGACAAACTTAGGATGGGATCCTGGCATTGCTAAGGATAGCACACCTGTAATTTGTATTAAACTTTTAGATTCATTAAGAGATAGAGTGCAAAAAGAGTTACAAGATATTGGAGTTATAGATTTAGAAAAACACTTAACGTTTGAAGAAAACGATAATTCTGGATGTATAGTGCATGTTTGGACACATAACTCATATATTGGTGAACACGCCGATCCAGGGCGTTCAAAAACCTTAACTCTTTATTTAAATAGAGAGTGGTCTTTTGATGAGGGTGGAATTTTTAATTGGTACGATAAAGAATCAAGCGAGTGGAAATTAATAGTTCCAAAATTTAACACACTTGTAGAAAATTCTGGAGGAATATTACATTCAACTACTCCAGTTAAATCAAATAGACAACTTAGAGTTAGTCTGCAAATGTTTGTAGGAGATAGAAAATAATTTAAGAGAGGAAAAACATGGCAACAAAAGGAAGTTTAGAAGCAATCATTGAGGTTGCAAAGAAAGAAGTAGGAACTATTGAAGGTCCTAAAGATAACGAGACAAAGTATGGCAAATGGACTGGAATGAATTTCCAACCATGGTGCCAATCATTTGTTTCGTGGTGTGCATTTACATCTGGCTTAGATGCAAAGAAGTATCCTAAGTCTGCATCAACTGTTGCAGCAGCAGATTGGTTCAAGAAAAATGATCGTTGGGCAGATGCTCGTAATGATGATCCAACTCCAGGAGACTGGATCTATTTTGATTTCCCAGATGATGGTGTAAATCGTATTTCACATGTTGGTCTTTGCATTAAGAACAACGGAAACGGAACCATCCAAGTTATTGAAGGCAACACTTCAGGAACTGCAAAGGGAGACCAAAGAAATGGCGGAATGTGCGTAGAAAAAACTCGTGCATACGTTAAGGAAAATAAGTTAAAACTTATCAATGGAATTGTTGGTTGGGGTCGTCCAGTTTATGCTGGTGAGGAAAACCTTCCACTTCTTTCTAAGGTTGGATCATCTGATGCTCCAGTTAAAAAATCTGCTCCAGCCTCTTCAACACCTGCAGCACCTGCAGTTAAGAAAGAGTTTAAGCAGTTTAAAGAAGGAGCAAAAGGTTCACCTGTTAAAAAGATTCAAGAAGCACTTGGCTTAAAGGCTGATGGAGTTTTTGGTCCAGGAACATCTAAAGCAGTTAAAGATTTTCAATCTAAGTCTAAACTTCCAGTAACTGGAATTGTAGATTTAAAAACATATAAGGCTATTTTGAAGTAATGCCAGTATATGAATACAAATGTACAGGACAATGTTCTGGAATTGTAATCAAACAAAGATCTATTAATGATGCGGATCCAGGGTATGAGTGTGAAACTTGCACTCTACCACTGGAACGTGTATACTCTAATATAACAGCAGTATTCAACGGTAGTGGATTTTATTCCACTGATAACAGAAAGTAGCGGTATAATGTTTACAATGATTAAGGATGAAGTAAAAGAAGAATGGCAACTATCACCTCATGATCGATGTGACAGATGTAGTGCAGAGGCGCTTGTAAAGGTTACTGGACTAAGCGGAGAATTACTTTTTTGCGGTCATCACTATAACAAGGTTATGGACAATCCTGAAGGATATAAGAAGATGATTTCTTTTGCAATAACCGTTCTTGATGAAAGACATAAACTTGTTGAAAATAAAGCAAAGGGGCAAGATTACTAATGTTTGAATATTATGTAAAGAAAGTAACAAAGGTTGTTGATGGAGATACAATCGATGTTGATATTGATTTAGGGTTTGATATTTCTTTTACTTCAAGGGTCAGACTAGCAGGTATTGATACACCTGAGTCTCGTACTACAGATAAGGCTGAAAAGGCTCTTGGGCTTGAGTCTAAAGAGTACCTAAGCAAGCATCTTAAGGATGCCAAGTCTGTTGTAATCAAGACAGAGAAGATGAACTCAACTGAAAAGTTTGGTCGTATTCTTGGTTGGATCTATGTTAATGGAGATACAGTTTCTTTAAATGACATGATGATCAATGATGGTTATGCCTGGGGCTATATGGGTGAGACAAAGGTTAAAGACTTTGAGGCACTTAAAAAGGCTAGACTAAAATCAGGTAAGTAATGGATATAAAAAGTCAAGCCTTGTTAGAGCATTTAATTATTCAAGGTGCAATTGAGATATCTGGTATTGATCAATCTGGTGAGATGACATACTCAATTACTGATAAGTTACAAGAGGTTCATCCAGAACTATACATGCAACTTAGAGATGAGTTTGAGCATAACATGTTTGAAATGATAGATCAAGGTCCAAAGGTTATGACCTGGAAAATTAGAACAAGATAAATGAAGATGATTCTTTATTTTACTGCTGATTGGTGTAACCCTTGTAAAAAAACAAAGCCGATTGTTGAAGAGTTAAATCGTGAACAGATTATGGCTAAGTTTTTTATAGTTGATGTTGATTCTGATATTGAAATGACTAAAGATTTTGAGATTAAGTCTGTTCCTACATTTGTAGTAATGAAAGATAACACTGAAATTCATCGTGTAACTGGTGCACAAACAAGGAAACAGTTAGAGGAGTTAATTAGATATGAACAACAATGAAGATGAACTAATAAAAAATCTTATCCTTCAAGGTGCCTTAGAGGTTGCTGGAGTAGATTCAGAAACTAACGAACTTTTATATACTGTTACTTCAAAGATGCAAGAAGTTATGCCAGACATGTATGAAGACCACCTAACTCAAGTAAATAGGGATCTTTTAAACCTATGGGAAAAGGGGTACGTCAATATTGATTTTTTATTGGCAGAGCCAATAGTTACTATATCCGAAAAAGGTCTTGATAAGTCTGAGGTATCTAAACTGACTAAGCCTGAAATCTGGGCATTAGAAGAAGTCAAAAGACTTCTAAAAAGATAAAGTCTGATATAATCGTTATATGATAAAAGAGGGCGACTTTGTTATGGGCATGACATCTGAGGGTGTTATGCATGGCGTTGTAGAGCACATTATGGTTGAGGGTGGAACATTGGGTACTCCTGGGTCAGAATATGCTCTTGAATCTATGCCACCAGAAAACCCAGCAATGTCTGTTAGAATTTATAAAGAAGAAGATGGCAAGTGGGAACCAACAGCCTATAGTATTGGGATGATGTACAAGGATGCAACTGTTGCAGACATAAACAATCACAATATGGATTCAGAGGTTGCAATGGCAATGTATGATTCATCAATTGGAAAATCAGAGGAAATGGAAGATGAAATGGAAAAAGCAAAAAAGCCTAACTATGGTGAAATGATTCAACCACGTTCTGGTGGATCAACACCTTCTAATCCACAACTTTATGCAAGAGTTGTACAAGCAGCAAAAGATAAGTTTGATGTTTATCCATCTGCAGTTGCAAATTCTTGGGTTGTTCAAGAATACAAGCGCCGTGGTGGAACATATAAGTCTGAAAAAGAATTGGGATCAGATAATTTTTGGAATGGATTTTTAAAATAATGCCAAAGAAAAAAGCACAATCATTTAATGCAACACAGATCAAAGATGGAAAGATTGTACGCATGAACAAAAACGGTACAGTTAAATCTATTATTGGTCCATATGAAGTAAAGCATCCAAAGAAGGATAAGTAATGGCAGATACATACTCACCTAATGCAGGCATGAAGGCTGCTGCACGTCGTGCATTGAAGTGGAAAGAAGACGGTAAGGCAACTGGTGCGGGAACTCCAGTAGGTTGGGGCAGAGCAACAGATATTGTTAGTGGAGCATCTATGTCTCTTGATACTGTTAAGAGAATGTACTCTTTCTTTTCACGTCATGAAGTAGATAAAAAAGGTAAAGGTTTTTATGATGGTCCAGAGTTTCCTTCTAATGGAAGAATTATGTGGGACGCATGGGGCGGAGATGCGGGTTTTGCATGGAGCCGTGCTATTGTTGAACGTGAAAAAAATAAAACAGAAAAGGTTTGGCAAGGAAGCCCATTTAGTTTTAAGGAGTAAAATTGATTTATATACTCATTGTGGGCTTGACATTGATAGTCTTTTCCTCTATAATTGTAGTAATGAGCAAAAAAAGAAAAAAATCTTTTAATAAAATATTATATCGCCAAAGTGATATGCATAATATATTAAAGAACTTTTTCTTTAAAGACATTTTTGATGATAAAGTTGTTACTTCTCAATCCAAAATTTGGAAAGAAAAACAAACAACTAAAGTTGTCATAATAGATCAAAAAGCATATTGGGTGTCAAATAATATGTTTTATGTTGGTGATACAGTTGAAGGAAAGGTTAGGCCAGAAACTGGTAGACCTTTAGATACAACCAAGATGTCAAAAAAAGAGATAGATAAGATGTTATTCATCCTGGATAACTTAAAGAATGGGAAACTAAATGATAGTGGCAGTACAGGGAACTAATGAGTTTGACGACTATAATCTATTCCTTCGTGCTATAAGTGTTGCTTTATCTGGAATGAAAGAAGAAGAAAAAGATTTTATAATTTATTCTGTTGGTCCAACAAAGATTAATTCTTTTGTTTCAGAGTTTTCAAACCTTTCAGAAAGAGGAATGAAAGCAAGGGGTCGTAAGATAAAGTTTTACAAAGTTCCAGAGAGTTGGGTATATAACAACATGGATCAAGTAAACTATTTTGCATTCCTTAGTAAGCCAAAACAATCAGTATCAAAACTAACAACTTTTGCAGAATCAAAAAATGTAGAAGTAGGAATATTCCGTTACTAAAAGAAAGTAAAAACATGATAATTAATTCGTTAGCACATATGGAAAAAATAGTTGCAAAGAACAAAGAACTTGCATGGATAGGTTGGGACGTTGTAGAGCGTAAGAGATCAGACCTTGCAAGAACATCTCCAAGTGGAGTACGTGTGAAAAATGCATGGTATCTACAAAAAACCTTTAACCTTAATCGTAATGGTTGGGATATTCCAAACAAATACGGTCAATAAATGAAACAGCATTTATGGAAAGATGAGGCTGCGTGTCTTGGTCTTGATACTAATATATTTTTTGATAAGTATGAAGAAGATGTTGATACTCGTCCAATAGTAGATTCAATATGCCAAAGGTGTCCAGTATCAAAAACTTGCTTTGCTGTTGGAGTTTCTGGAAAAGAATATGGTGTTTGGGGTGGAGTATTTCTTGAACTAGGTAATATATCTAGAGAATTCAATAAACATAAAACAAAACAAGACTGGGCTAATACCTGGCAAGCATTGACAGTGGAGAAGTAGTTGTATACAGATAAAATGCGTAAAGCCTTTCACTCTATTATTCCTCCAAAAGGATTTAGCGTAGAGTTAATTGATAATGAGCATTTTCTTACAATTAAACTAAATGAATACAATTTTGCAAAGATGGTTCATGATGAGAAAGTGCAGGCTTTGCAGTATGTTTTAAATCTTAAAAAGGCATTAGAGATAGAAGGTGCTATAGTCTTGGTAACAAGGGAGGCAATAAAATAAAAATCTTTATATCTATTGCATCTTATCGTGACCCAGAACTTCAATGGACTATTAATAGTGCTATTGAAAATTCTAATAATCCAGACAACCTATATTTTGGAATTGTTCATCAAGGACTTGACTCAGAACTGTTTAGTTTTGACGGTATGAAAAACATATCTTTAACTAAAATGCATCCAAAAGAAGCAAGAGGTGCAGGATATGCAAGGTCAAAGGCAATGGAGTTATATTCTGGCCAAGAGTATTTTCTTCAAGTTGATTCACATACAAGATTTGCTCCTGGATGGGATTCAGTTGCAATTGATCAGTTAAGCAGGGCTAAAAACATATCTGGACATAATCGTGTATTATTGTCATATTTCCCAGCACCCTTTGAACCTGAAAAAAATGGCGGTATGCATTTAGTTAAGAACAACCCAAAGATTAAACCATACCCAACTAGACAAAAAGTTTTACTAAATAAAAGAAAACAATGGACAGCAGAAAGATTTGATTTTGAAAACAAAGCAAAAGAAAATCCAGAGTTGTCTCAAACAGTTTTAGGTGGATTTATATTTTGTGATGGATCTATAGTTCAAGAAGTTCCATATGATCCAGAGATTAGTTTCTTTGGTGAAGAGGTTTGCTTTGCTATGAGAGCATGGACAAGGGGATGGGATATATATTCCCCTTCAAAAAATATTGTTTATCATTTTTATTCTCGTGGTGGATATAGCAAGATATGGAAAGATAGAAATCTTCGTGGCATATCTTGGAAAGAGTTAGAAGAAATATCATATAAAAAACAAAAAAAAATTTTATGCGGTGAAGAAACTGGTACCTTCGGTGCAGGCTCTGTAAGAACTCTTGAAGAATATGAAATGTTTACTAATATTAACTTTAAAGATTTTTATAGTTTGACAAACCTATAGGGTTAGGATATAATTAAAACATGTGGGGTGGTGATATGAAAGATATTTTTATTGTTGTTTTTGCAACGTTGTCAGTTTGCTTTGCAGTATCATACTTAATAGTTTTAAGACAATCAGTTAAATTAAAAAGGGACCTTGCAAAACTTTTTATTGAAAAAACACTACTTCAAGAATATGTTGATTTAACAAAATCTACAAAAGTTAAAGAGCAGTCAGACGACTCAATACATAAAGAACACTTTATTAAGTTTTTATCTGACTCTCGTGATTGGGCATATCAATATATTGAAGATGTTCAAAAAGGATTGACTAAGTTTGTTAATGATGTTGATGCATCTATTGTACACTTTGATAAATATGGTGATTCACTATCAACATCAAGACCAGACTACAACTCTATGAAGAATATTTCAAAAGCATACAAGGAATTAAAAACACTACTGCCAGAGGAAGAAGAAAAACTATAATGAAAAAAAATATAGAATTTGCAAAATTTGAAGAATGGATACCAGACTTAAACACAATAAAGTCTAAGATTCCTCAATGGTATAAAGATCAAGATATGTGGAATGGAAAAGATCCACTTAATAGGTCTTATGAAATAAGTAAGTCATTTAAAAGTTGTATACCATTTTTAGATGCAATGACTTCTGGTTACAGTATTGATCTTTGGACAGATATTCGTGTAAGACAAGAAAATAATTTTCCCATTGTTACTTGGGCCTCTGGTCCAGAACCTGTTCTTGTTCGTGAACCTGGCAGCAATCTTAGTTTACCAATACCACATGGATGTAGTTCAACTCAGTTTGCTTGGAGATTTCCCTATACAATTCAAGTTCCTGCTGGATATAGCTGCCTTATAACTCACCCACTTAATAGAAATGATTTACCATTTTTTGGATTGTCTGCAATTGTAGATAACGAGGTTGCAGCCCTGGGTCCAGGAAATTATCCATTTTTTATTAAAAGTGGTTTTGAAGGAATTATTCCCGCAGGAACTCCTATAATGCAAATTATTCCATTTAAAAGAGAAGATTGGAAACTAAAAGAAAATAAAAATTTATTAAAAGAGTCTGTAATTTTACAAAGAAAAATAACTTCTGTAATTTCAGGCTATTATAAAAAAAATATATGGAAAAGAAAAGAGTATTTATAGCATGAAGGATGTTATATTATCAACACTAACAGGTTTTGGATGTGGCGTAGTATTTGCTGCATTCAAATTGCCAGTCCCAGCACCACCAGTTTTTGCGGGAGTCGCAGGAATCGTAGGGCTATGGGCTGGATATGCTATACTAATAAAGGTTCTATCCTAGGAGGAAAAATGAACACAGAACAACTAAAGGCACTACTTGCATCATACGGACGTTCAGTCCTTGCATCAGGCCTTGCACTATACATGGCAGGCGTAACAGATCCAAAGGATCTATGGGCTGCACTTGTAGCAGCAGTAGCACCAGTGGCAATTAGAGCAATTAACCCTAACGATAAGGCTTTTGGTGTACTACCAGATGCTAAAGAGGTAGAGAAGGCTTTGAAGGCTGCTAAAGCACCCG